ATGGATTATCATCAAAGATGTCCTGATAGAACTCATCAATTTGGTCTCTTAGATTATCGAGAGCTGCAAGTTCAGTATCAAGTCTTTGATTGGTTAATGACTGATACACATCACCAAGCTCATAAGCAAGTTTTCTTCTTGCAACATTACCCTCTCTTTCAATCTCGTAAAGTCTTTTCTCTAAGTCTTTGGCTCTCTTTTCTTGCTCTTGACCACGAATGATTTCAAGCTGCTGTATTAAAACATTCTTTTGCTGCTCTGAAATTTCTCGTCTTCTCACAGAATCAATCTCTCTATTAATCTCTCTATTTACTGTCTCTTCATTAATTCTATCAAGCTGTTTTAGTTTTACAACTTCCTCTTCAAAGTCCGCAGCATTAACAAAGTTAAACTCAATCTCTTGCTTTCTAAGTTCTTCGTTGTTCTTGCGTATGCGGTCAAGGAATGAAATATACTGGTCTTCATACTCCTTCAGTCTTCTTGCTGCTTTTTTAACCTCTTCATCATCCACAGTAGGAACTCCGACAGCATCACCTTTTGGCAAAGCAAGTTGAGCAAAAGCACCTAAAGTTCCTTGTGATTCAATAAGTTTATCAAGCTGAACATTTAAAGGCTCAATTGCATTCAATTGACTTGTAATGGCTTGATTAAAAGCTAATACACCAGCTGTTGCAGCAGGGCCAAAACCACCTAAAGCAGTCGCTTCAGCCACAACCAAATTACCAGGTTTTAATCTATTTAGTTCTTCATATTGCTTTTCAATTAACGCTCTTGTTTGCTTATATCCACTTTGAATCTCTTCATCTGATGTTATTAATGAAACTGGTATTTTGAGTCCAGCTTCACCAGCTAAATTTAAGAGTTCAATCTGCACATCAGCAATTTGAGTGCGTAGCTTGCTCATTATTTCACCTGAAACAATTTCCTCATTAACCGCTCTAATGGCATCTTGAACATTTAACCATCCTTTTTCAATCTCAACTAAATCTTTCTTCTCGTCACCAATTAGTTTGATACTTGTTTCGTATTTTTCATTTACTTGGTCAAGTGCTTTTTGTCTTTCATTTAAAGACTTGCTACCATCTTTGGCTGTATCAAACAACTTCTTTGTTGCCGCAGTCTCTTCATCAATCGCCTTTTTTGCTTTAACCTCAAATTCGGTAAAAGCCTCGTCAGCATCAATAAAATTATCAGTAGTTGTATCAACCGCATCACTAAAGGCATACCAAGCAGCCGCAGCAGTAGCTAACGCTGTGATAATCAATCCGAGAGGATTAGATGCCCAAGCCGCTTTAAAAGCATTAACTGCTGATGTTCCAAGTCTTGTTGCAGTAGTAAGACCTGCTTGTGCAATTGTTTGAGCAGAAATTCCTTGTGTTGCAATAACATTTTGTCCAGCTTGTAAGGCGGTTGCAATTCTATTTGCAACTTTTGACGCTGTATTCAATACAGTAGCACCCGTATTTTTAACTAAATTCAATGAGTTAGCAAAATAAGCAGCTGTTAAAGCGGTAGTTGCTGTTGCTAAAAGTGTAAATACAGTTGCATTATCTTTGATTGTCTTTGGAAGTTCTCTGAAGAACTCAAGTAAAGCTCTTCCAAAATTAACGAGTCCATTAAATGCAGGAAGCAAACCTTCTCCGATTTGACGCAAAAGTTCAGTCCACTCTTCATTCAAACGGGCAACTTGTCCAGTAGTGGTATTAGCAAGAGCATTAGTCAATCCAAAGAACTTACCACCCTCGCTTGTAGCTGTCTTAAATGCGTTTTGTACATCCTCAAAGGTAATCAATCCCTTACGCATCTTCTCCTTGAGCGAATCAAAAGACTCTCCCGTTGTACGTGATATTTCACTAAGCGGATTAAAACCAGCTGTAACAAGCTGAAGCAAATCTTGTCCATATAAACGACCTGCTGCGCGTACCTGACCAAAGACAAGCGCAATACGTTCAAGAGGAACACCAACACCACCCGCAACATCACCAAGTGTTTTAATAGTTGGGATAAGTTCACCAACGGTTACTCCATATCCAAGAAGTGTTCTTGATGCTTGGAATACATCATCAACTGTGAATGGGGTTTCAGCTGCAAATCTTCGAAGCTCTTTAATTTTTTGGTCTGCAAGGACAGCATTTCCTATCAATGTACCGAATGAAACACTCAATGTTTCGTAGTCCTTAGCAGCATTGATTGCAGCTCGTCCAAATGAAAGTAGTGAAGCACCGATTGATACTGCGCCAAGAGCAACACCAGTACGTGCAATGATGTTACGTAAACGCACAAAGTTTCCTGAAGAGTTAGCTACCGACTGCGATATGAAGTTAATAGCACCTGCAAGACCCGTTAGCGATTGTCTTGCTCCAGGAACAGTTGAGCTAAACTTTAATTTATTTAAAGCCTCACTTGCTTTAAGCGCATCTGCTGATACTTTTTTAAACTCTTTTGCTAAAGCATTGTATTCAACGGTGTTCTTTTTGCCAGCTTGCTCTAAAAGAATAAGTTGTGCGCCAAGCTGTCTTGCCTTTTCAGTTGCTACTTGAGCTTGTTGACTAAGTTGTCCAAATGGACTTTGATTAAATGCTTCTGTTTTTTGTGCTTTTTCAGCGGCTTTTGCGTCTTTTGTGCTTTTATTTAATGCCGCTTGACTTTCTTTGGCTAATTGCTGTTTTTTCTTTTCAGCATCATTAAAAGCAGCTATTTCTTTCTTTAAAATATCAGCATTATACTTAGCAAATGCTTCGTATGCTTTTTTTTGTTCATCTAAAGCATTTGATACAGCTTTTGTTTTTTGATTCTCTGTATCAGTAACTTTCTTTACTTCATCATCCTTTCTTTTGGCATTGTCTTTAGATACTTTGTCAAGTTTATTGGATAAAGTTTGAATTTCTTTATCTAAGTTTGTTATACCCGCAGTAATGCTGAGTTTGGAAGATTGCTTTATCTTATCGAGTTGCTCAATAAGTTTAGTCAACGATTGTTGGGCACTCGTGGTATCTGCGGTTACTTCAAAGACTACATTCTTAACTGCCATGCTTTTAACTTCTTAGTGATTTGCGTTTTTCGTTGTTGTTGCCGCCCTTATCACTTGATGCTCCTTTTTCATACGCCTCAGCCCTTTCTTCTGCAATCCGAATATAAGTACTTAAAGTCATATAGTACTCATCCACGCTTAAAGATTCCAACACTTTCATCTCCGACACCTTGTTATCACAAATCAACTGATTCATGTGATTGATGTCGTCTATGTAGTTCAATATCTCTTGGTGAGCAAATATTTCTTTATTCTTTCCGCGTTTTGGGCGTTCTGCATCAAATACTCTTGGATATCTACCTCTGACATTTGTGAATAATTCATTGTGAACTCGAACGCCCTTTGGACAAAAAAATTGAAAGCCTCCCTGTTCTGCTTGATATACTCAACTTTCTTAACTCTATCTACTTCACTAAAGTCAGTCTCGTCCTCGCCTTCTAAAACAAAATAAGCAGCTGCAAGGTTGATTAGAGTCTCCTCTTCACCAATAAAATTTAATCTAAATTCAATTTCATTTAGAACAGCAAACAAATCAACGATTTTTCCGCTGTTTGCGTGTTCCTTCATCTTCTTCATCAAATCAAGCAAATTCTGCTTGGTGAGATTCATTTCCTGAAATTTGGTTGCAACTTCTGCTGCAATCGCTCTTTTTGCAGGAATAGTGACTGCGCTCTGAAACTCATACCAATTTCTTCCGATTGAATCTGTAAAAACTGGTCGTAAAGGAATTTGTGAACCTGTTTTTACCACAGATTCTACCTTTAAGCTCTCTGTTTGTTGTTGTTTTCTCTTAAACCACTTCATTTTTTGCCTTTTTTCTTTGATTTATTTAGTGATGCTGTGCAAATAGCGTAAGCTGATGACTTACTCTTGCCAGTTTTGATGATATCTGTAACACATCGCTCTAATTTCTTTGGCATTTTATGCTTGTTTTAAATATCTAACAAAGTTACTATGAAATGACCACAAATAATAGCGGAAACAGTCAAGCAAGTGAGTTTTTGTTGCATCTCTTGCCTTATCAATCGCGCCACTTTCGTTACTTTCCACAGCCATAAGGTCGGCAATCAAGAATTGACAGCTTGCATCAATTTGAAAGTCAGGGTGTTTTTCTAAGAGCGAGTTTAAAAGAACACGTGAGTTTTTGATAGATGGGTTGAAAGATGGAACACGGAAAGAACTGCGTGTGATTTGCAACTGCTCTTTGATAATCATGTAGTAGTTCATCGCTCCTTTTGTCATTGCTGAGCGATTTGCACCTGAGGCATCACCCGTTACAATAAATGGAACGCTACCATATTCCGCCTGGATAGCATCACAAAGAGCAAAGATGTCTGAGTTGCGTAATCTGAACTCCTTTAAAATCCTAATCTTGCCGCCATAGTGCTGAGCAGATATGCAAGTGATAGGGTCTACGTTAAAGTCAAAGGACAAATACAAGTCTTCATTTGGATTGTACTTGATATTTGGCTTAACTGTTTTATTCTTATCAAAGGCATAGGCAAATGGTCTATCCACGTCAACCGCATCCCAATTGCCATCCACAAAGATTGCCCGTGTGATTTCATCAAGGTTATTCAAGCTCTCAATGTAATCCTCAGGAAGCAAGGTATTATCAGCCATCGTAGCAGGTAGATAAAAATGCTTTTCTGGCATATTCTTCTCTATATATGGCTTGTAAAACTTTTGCTTAGTCCAATTTTGGCTTGGGTTGCAAGTAATAAAGATTAGTTTTGGAGGCATTGGCGTGATGATGTTACGACCACAGCGCAGAATAGCCTTGTTAAATGTTCTTTCTTGCAGCTCTTGACCCTCTTCAAGGAAAAAAAAGTTACCTTCCAATCCATCGAACTGCGTCAAATCCTTGTCATTTTGAAAGTTCTCTGATATAAATTGCAGTTCACTTCCGTTCTTAAATATCACCAGCTTGTCTTGCTGATTGTATTTCTTGACAAAGTTCTTTGGACACAGCTTAAAAAAGCTCTTAATAGATGTCTTTTTAAGGCGAGGCAAACTTTCCCTGACCACAAATGAACGTGAGCCTGGATAAAACTTAGCAAGCATAATAGCAATAGCCATTGTAACATAGGTCTTTCCACCGCCTGCTGCTCCTCCGTACATCAAGTAGCTATAATCACCACTTAGTGCCGCCTCAATAAACTCCTTCTGCTTAGGAAAAGGTTCAAATGCTACCATATACGCTTTTTAAAGTATTGCCTCTCAAATGAGTATTTATGAAGGCCAAAGTACGCCTCAACATCCTTCCAATCCCTATAATCCTCAACCTCAGAGTCAAGTGCGCTATTTTCACGCATCTTAATCTCGTAATCAGTAAGCCTGGTTTGGATATACCTATCAACCATCCTAATATTATCCTGACTCTTACAAAGAGAACCAATCAGCATCTCTATCTCAGGTATACTAAGACTCAATCTACCCCTAATGTACTTTGGCAACTCCCACATATCAATTCATATAAATCCTACTCTCAAGCTCATCCAAAATAGTACAGAAGAACTCATACTCATCCATCAACTTATCTACTATATGATTTTGGAATATGCTCATTTCTATCTTCATCAAAACATATTCTATATAAGCGTATGCTTGTAACAAACCACCATGCTCGGCAATAACATTACTCGCATAACGCTTAATAACAGTATACTCCGCTTTAGTCATAAGCAATTAGTTTTAAGTAAACTTAATCACCTGGTCGCCAATCTTAAACACCTGCTCATCAGCAACAGCTTCATGCAAGCCTTCATTGTTCCAACTCATTGGGTCACAGTTCTTTAACGCAAAGATGATAGCAGTCACATTAGGCTTAACAAAGCTCCTCTTCTTGCTCTCAGACCGACCAACAGAATCACCAATCTTATTGAACCTCTCAACACTCTCTGTTTCTTCGATATAATAGCCCTCTATTGCCTTTTCTAAGGCTGATTGAGCCTTATGTACCAGTTCTGTTTTAAATGCGTTTGTTGCCTCTTTCTTGGCGTTTTTATATAGCTCTGCACACTCCGCGTACTTTGAACAGTACTTATGGAAGGCTCGTTCACTCAAACCTTCCTTGCCACAGCAACTAACAATGGTGTAATTACCCGTAGCGTAATGCTCACAGATACGAGCAACCCAATCAATACTCTCCAGCTTCTTCTGCTCCTCCTTATCTATTTTACCGTTTTCTTTCATAGCCATTTTATTTATTAATCAAAGATAATTCAAATACGCAGAACCTTCCCTTCGGTTGCATAAAATTCCGAACCAAAACCTCAAAGTCAAATTTCAAAAAATTAGCGGGGGTACATCATAGTCCTTCGGCTTCACTTTTTCCCTACCTACCCCCCCCTGTTTTGTTTTGACCTGTTCACAGCTTCGCCCCCTTTCAACTTTTCACCCGTTCGCGTTTCACGTTTCACATGAAAACAAAATAATTGAGAAAACACGTTTCTACAAAATGAGAAACAAAATGTGTGTCGCGTTTTGCCCTTCACACTTTCTTTTGATTTGTTGCCCTTCTTGTTTGTTTGGTTCATTCGTTCGTTGCTTTCCTTTCTTGTTTGGTGTGTGTTACACGTGAAATCGAGCGTTTTACCTCATTTTTCCCCGTTTCAATCAATAAATAGCTAACTCATTGATACTCAACTACTTACATATATTCGACGAATGTGCATAAAATAACGATATAAAAGTGACTTTTTTTTAGGAATGAATGAAAGAATGTATTACATTTGTACTGTTATCAAAAGAGATAGACACACAAACAAAGTAGAAAAAAAAGATAAAAATAATTTACTTTTTTCTTGCATAATCAAAAAAGTCGATTTATATTTGTCAAACAATTAAGGAACACAAAACACAAACAATTTAAAAACACACAACATGAAAAAGACACTTTACACACTTGCAATTCTTTGCACACTTTCAGCCCTTTGCGCGTCATGCTCAACATCAAAGGGTTCTGCTTATCAGAATCACTTGAAAAGCAAAAGAACAGGACACACACACATCACAACTACAAATCGCGGCTGCGGGTGGGCTAACAACTAAAAGTCAATTACACATAACACATAAACACATAATAAAATGAGATACAAACAAAATCTAAAAGTAGAGGGTAACAACGTCTACAGCTATTCAACACACGTTGCAACGATTAATCACGACACAAGAAGTGTTCACGCCCTCGGTTATTGGTCAGTTACTACTCAGAAACATATTAATCATGTGGCGAACGAATACGGGTATAAATCAATTAAACACTCATAAAACACACCAAACAAAACGGGCGGGGCTAAATATACCCGCCCTCATTTAAACACTTTAAAACGCATACAAATGAGCAAAATAGAAAACATTAACGGATTAGACTTTACGCCTATCAATAACAATTACTACGGCAATCCGCGCTATATAGTACACTTTTTTACATTCCTTACTGATGCTGAGCGCAAAACATACGGAATAGATACGCGCGGTTATTTATTCGACCTTGCGGTTGAACGTTCGCGAAAGGTAGGCGGAAAAAAATACAAGGGGCAAATTTACGGCGGCGGCATCGTTTTGAGCTCTTACAATTTGCGCGACACTTCAGAAAAAATACACGCTATCATGGACTCCATTTGCTAAAATATAAGGGGCTGAAATACGCCCCGATTTTAACCCTATACACACACAAAAAAAACACATACACATGAAGCAAGGAAAAAATATCAAACGCCTAAAAATTTGGGGCGAACTTGAAAAATTGGGCTTCCACGACTGCAAATATACTTTTCAAGGCCTTTATTGTCAGGTCGGGGCATGGAAAGAACACAACGGAAACGAAATAATTATTGAACCTTCTGTAATTGGTAACGACTGGAAATTGACTTTCTATTGTGGCGATATTACACTACTGAAATACATACAAGCCCGCCAAATTTTACACGAAATAAAGGAAATACTAAAATAATCAATTTAAGCCCTATAAAAGGCCGTTAATACGGGCGGCCTTATATACACATCAAAAAAAACATTCCGCTCAATTTTGAGCACTTAAAATAAAAATTTAAACACACACAAAACAATTCACTATGTACACACACACAACACACACACAAAACAATTCAGGGTTGAACATTGCGCGAAATTTAGCCCTTTATGAATTAGGGGAACTATCAAATGAAAGTAGCCTATACTTATTCTCCGACCTGCTCAGAAACAATCATATTGACTATTTAGAAGCCCACTATAAAAAAGTCGCTCATAATTTAATCAATAGGGGCATATTAACGCCTCATGGCGATATTGACGAATTTGCCGCTATTCAATACGGGTTTAATCTTTAATACATCAAAACACTTTAAAAATACAGTCTATGAATACAAATAAAAAAACTTGGATAGTATCCAATGGAAAAAACAAGGCGATAATTTTAGAAGCTGAATGTTGCGATATAGCAAGAAAAAAAGCAAATGAGCTATTTTATGAGCCTTTCAGAAACAAAAAAGAACTTTTTACTTGTCAAG